CTATCTAGAAAAGTTCTCTCTTTATGATGAGGTTTTAAAAAATGCGACTTTGGACAATTTTGAGACACCCACTGAAAAAGAAGCGGAAAAGCTAGCTTTTGCAAAGAGGATTTGTCGTGAATGGTCTGAGGGTGCTAGGAACAACATTGTACTCCAGGGAGAAGCAGGAACTGGCAAGAGTCATTTGGCTTTTGCTATGGTTAAAGCTTTATCTGAGTACACGAAAGAGATTGCTATTTTCATCAACGTGACTGACTTGTTGATGAAGATTAAAGCTGATTTTAGTCAGGAAGAGTTTCTGGTAAATAAAATTGCGAGAGCTAAGTTCTTGGTTTTAGATGATTTGGGCATGGAAAAGGATAGCGAATGGTCGTTTACTATTCTCTACAATATCCTGAATAAGCGTTCAAATACAATCATTACCACGAATTTGATTTCTGCTGATATTCAGAAAAGATATGGCAGGCCCTTCATGTCTAGACTGATGAAGGGTGTTGATAAAGACCATTTGATGGTTTTCAATGATTTGACAAATAAGCGAAAGCAATATTTTTAGAATGGAGGTGGCTGATGTTTGTTTTAAGACATGGGACAAGAGAGGCTAAGCCGTTTCTGAGGTCTGCAATTATCAGTGTGACTGGCTTGGACATTTCATGTTCAGATGAGAAGAAAGCCATGCGGTTTATTTCTCGGGCGGCAGCCGTACAGGTTGGCAAGGCATTGAGGGGTTCCTTTGGGAACTTTTACCCAGTTGAGGTGGAGTAATGTTAAATCTTTACTTCGTCTACAACGGACACTGCAAGTTTTTTCTTGGGAGTTTTAACAATGTGGATGATCTTATCGAACGGATGAAAGACCATCAATGGGCTTTCTCAGGTATCACTAGACCAAAATTCAAAAAACACATCGGAAAAGATGATGTACGTTTTGATTACGGTGCTATTGACTGCTATTATTTAGCAACAAAATCAACGTGCCGCGAACCACGTTAAAAGCGAGCTAGAATATGCGTCAGAATTGGACGAATGACGTATAAAGAATTTGCTAGCTCTTGTACCTTTGAGCCATGAGGGGCAAGAGCTGGATTTTTAGAAACAAGTAGGAGGAATTGGAAAATGAATAAAGACAAAGTTTATATTGATGGATATGAAGTTGGTTTTCGAATCGATACATTAGGAACTAGAGAGAAGATAATTAAGTTAGTCAGTGGAGAAACCGTAAGTATAGACGAGAACTTCATTTACAAATCGATTGAACAGGAGAAAGTCACAATCCCACAGGTTGTAGCGGATTGGATTGAGGTTTGTAAAGAACATTTGACAACTAGTCTATATACTGCTATGAATCCAAACTTTATGAAAGAAAACAACCAAAGTTTCGATTTAATATTATGGATTAAAAAGACGAGCAATCAAGAACTCTTCGCTCGTGCATGGCTTGACGGCTATGAGATCGAGGAAGAGAAGGAATACAAAGTAGTTCTATTAAACTATAACGATGGACATTTGAATCTTGTTAACGTCAGGACTCTTGGAGAGAATATTATTTTCTTCACTAAGAAAACACAATTTGACCCAAGAAGTCTTAAACTTACAAAAGCAGAAATAATTTCTTCTGGTTTCGGCTGGGTATTCGATTGCCCAGGAATCAAGATCGAGGAGGTGAAAGATGAGTGACTTTCTAAAAGGTATTGGAGCAGTAACATTGATGTTATCAACAGCTGCAGTCGTTTTTCTTGCTATTTGCGGGCTTATTGAATGGTATTTTACATGGGTATTTTCAATTTTTCCAATCAAACCTTATTTAATACCAGTTTTGTTAGTGCATTCTTTCCTTTTTGGAGGGTTGGTATTCCTTGTAGGAAGTTTAGTTGAACTAATCGGCAAAAGGAAATCTAAAAGATAAAATCAAGGAGGTCACAGATTGAAACGAAGAAAAAGCATATCTAAAGCCACTAGACAAAAAGTTTTGGATAAATACGGTGGTCACTGTGCATATTGTGGCAAGATTTTGGATTTGAAAACTTTGAGAGTGGATCATTTGCATCCTCACTATCGAGGTGGAGAAGATAGTTTTGAAAACTATATGCCTGCTTGTTATCAATGTAATTTCTACAAATCTACTCTTCTGTTAGATGAATTCAGAGAGCAGATGTCTACCTTGCACGAGAGAATCAGTAAGCCATTTATAGCAAGACTTGGGTTAGATTATGGAATCATCAAAATCGAACCATTCAACGGAAAATTTTATTTCGAGGAGGTAACATGAGACGATTCATAGCAATCTGGATTCTTCTATCTGCTGGATTGAATATCTGGCAGATGGGCAGGATTGCAGAACTAGAAGAAAAGCGCCCGATTGTAATCTACAAAGCAGATAACAAAGGCGCAGAAATTAAAGGTAAAGTCGTCCACAAGGAGAAAATTGGCGACATGCACACAATCACTATTAAAAATTATGGCATTTTCGTAGTCACGCAAACAAGCTACGAATCTTTAAGGATTGGAGACGAGGTGAGATTATGAAACTCAAATTTAGAGCGTGGTATGTGTTGGCAGAAGAAATGATTGACGAAATACTGATGATTTCATTCGTTAGAAAAGAAATCATAGGGAAGTTTAGCGACGGTTCTACATCGGTTCCGTTAAAGTTTGAAGATAAGCGAAATGGAGAAGATGTTGTCCTCATGCAATCAACAGGACTTTTTGACATAAATGGCAAGGAAGTGTTCGTCGGTGACATCGTTAAATGTACAAGAGGATGTCTCCATGAAGTGTATTTAGAAAAAGAATACGGTGGTACATTCATAGGCGGCATGCCTGCAGTTTATCTAAAAGGATTGAGTGAAGGATATGCGTGGACCGGATATGAGGAAATCATCGGCAACGTCTATGAAAACAAGGAACTTTTGGAGGAGAAGGAGTGAGATATTTTAAAATCCTATGTATTGTTTTATTCGCATCCTTACTCGTAGCATGTCACCAGATTTCGAGTGGGACAGTGGTAGATAAGTACATTGATGAACCTCACACAACGTTCATACCTGTTATGAATGGTAAAAGTTCGGTACTTGTGCCAACCAGAACCAAAAGAAAATATATTCTGGTCGTTTCAGGATATGCAGGTAATAAGCAAGTTGAAGAAACATTTGAAGTGACAGCTGAGGAATACAAATACTATGAAATTGGCAATACTTTTATACAAGATGCCGTTTTAGAGAATAAGGAAGGGGATAAACAATGAGACCAAAAAGATATCCGTATTCAGGAAAAATAAAAAAGCAAGAAAAGCCTTCTGATGTGACTTTACCCGATTTAGTCGTTTTACCTAACGTTTCTTTTAGAAAAGAACTAATCAAACATGTCTACACGGTTACTAGACATCTTAACGACTGTACAATCATTTGTTTCAGAATTCCAAGATTTTTAGGAGCATACGATGAGCAAAAGGTCAAAGTAAATCTTAGCTATGAGGAGACCCTTGAGATACTCAATAGCTACTAAAACAAAAAAAGCCAAGACACTCTCTGCCTCAGCTAAATTTCCAATAAGATTATTATATCATAAAGGAGACAGAGAGTGAGGGCTAAAGAGCTTTTAAACGAATTGCAAAATCTTGATATGGACATTCAGAGCCGTATAGATGAAATCAACGAGCTTGAGGCAGGCTTGCTCTCAAGTCCCAAGTGGTCGGATGTTAAAGTCCAAGGTGGCCAAGCGAGGAAGATTGATGATGTCTACACCCAGCTCATCGTGATGAAAGAAGCGATTGAGCAGGATACCAAGGAAGTTATTAACAGGAAACTTGAACTTGGTAGGTTGATTAACAAGCTGACCAATCCAAAACATAGAACGATTTTGAGGATGACTTACATCAACAAAGGCACGGCTGATAGCGTTTGTTATGACTTGAAGATAAGTCGTACAACCTATTACAGGTTGAAAAATGAGGCCGTCTCAGCCTTGGAGGAAGTTGTCTGATTTGATAAGGAGCGTGTGGTACTTTTTGGAACAGCATGGCTCTAAAAATCTGCTAGAATGGTAGTATCAAGAAT